CTATATATTTTTACACTTATTTATAACTTTTATTATTTTACTATTTTTTTTATAATATTTTTTTTTATTCTTGAGAGATTGGATTAAAATAATTAATTTAAATATATTTAAATATTCAAGACATTTAATATATATAATGACAATTATAAACAATATAGAAATTGATAATATTGAATATAAAGTAAATTCTACAAAAATGGCAATTGCCAATAATGATCCATTAGAAGAAAAATTAAACGTTATTCTTGTTATATCAAACCCTTGTTTATACGCAAAAAGATACATATTATTAAAAGAATTTGTTAAACGAATAACAGAAGAAGAAGAACATGTTAATTTATTTATTGTAGAACTCGCATATGGGAACCAAAAATTTATAATTACTGATAAAAATAATAAAAATCATTTACAATTAAAAACAGAAGTCCCTTTATGGCATAAAGAAAATATGATAAATTTAGGGGTAAAATATTTATTACCTAAAGATTATAAAGCATTTGCTTGGATAGATGCTGATATAGAATTTGATAGTTCTACTTGGGCATTAGATACGTTAAAAATTTTGAATGGATACAAGGACATTGTTCAATTGTTTAGTCATTGTATTGACATGGATCAAGAAAAAAATAATTTGAACATATTTAATAGTTTCGGTTATTGTTTTGAAAAACAAAAAAACTATACAACAAAAGGGACAGATTATTGGCATCCTGGGTATGCGTGGGCAATAACAAGAAAAGCATATGAAAAAATAAATGGACTATATGATAAAGGAATCTTAGGATCAGGTGATAGCATTATTGCTATGTCTTTAATTAATAAAGTTAATTCAATAACTAACTCTAACTACCATATAGATTATAATAATAGTATGTTGCTATATCAAAACTTCGCGTCTAAATTAAGATTAGGATATACTCCAGGAATAATACGGCATTATTATCACGGTTCTAAAGTAAATCGGAAATATACAGAACGATGGAAGATTTTAATGAATTATAAATTTAGTCCCTATACACATATAACATATGATTCAAGTGGAATAATAATTCCAACAAACTCCTTCTCTCAAGAATTCAAAGATGAAATATATAATTATTTTAAAGAACGCAAAGAGGACGAATAATATATTATTTAAACTATTTAAAACCATTATGTATATAAATAATATATATAATGGACACACAAGTAGAAACGTTTGCTTTTCAGGCTGAAATTAATCAGTTAATGTCGCTTATTATTAATACATTTTATTCTAATAAAGACATTTTTCTTCGTGAGTTAATTTCTAATTCATCAGATGCGCTAGATAAAATTAGGCATCATTCTCTAAAAGACGCAGGTGTTTTAGAAAGCAATCCTGAAATGTATATTCGTATTATTCCTGATAAAGTAAATAAAACATTAACTATTTTAGATTCGGGTATTGGCATGACTAAAGCAGAAATCATTACTAATTTAGGAACAATTGCTCAATCGGGAACAAAGGGATTTATGGAGGCAATGAAAACACAAGGAGATATTAATATGATTGGTCAGTTTGGTGTTGGGTTTTATTCGGCATATTTAGTAGCTGAAAAAGTTGTTGTTACTTCTAAAAATAATGATGATGAGCAATATGTATGGGAATCTAACGCTGGTGGTTCATTTACAGTTAAAAAAGACGACACTGGAGAAAAACTTGGGCGCGGAACAAAAATTACTTGTTATTTAAAGGATGACCAATTAGATTATTTAGAAGAACAACGCATTAAGGATTTAATAAAAAAACATTCTGAGTTTATTAATTATCCGATTGGTCTTTATGTAGAAAAAAGCGTGTCAAAAGAAGAAGAAGAAGAAGAAGAAGATGAAAAAGATGAAAAAGATGAAAATGAAAAAGAAGATCAAGATAAAACTGGAGAAACTTGTGACAAATGCGAAGATGAACCAAGTATTGAAGAAGTAGATGAAGAAAAGGAAAAGGAAAAAGAAAAGGAAAAGGAAAAAGAAAAGGAAAAGGAAAAAGAAAATAAAACTAAAAAATTGGTAACGCAAGTAGTTCATGAATTTGAATTATTAAATAAACAAAAACCCATTTGGTCAAAAAAACCAGAAGAAATTACAAGCGAAGAGTATGGATCATTTTATAAATCATTAAGCAATGATTGGGAAGAACATCTTGCGGTAAAACATTTTTCTGTAGAAGGTCAATTAGAATTTACATCTCTTTTATTTGTTCCAAAGCGCGCTCCCGTGGATATTTTTGAATCAAAATCAAAAAAAGAAGGAAACATTAAATTATATGTGCGCCGTGTTTTTATTACAGATAATTGCGAAGAATTAATCCCGGATTGGTTAGGATTTGTAAAAGGTGTAGTAGATTCCGAAGATTTACCTCTAAATATTTCGCGCGAAATGTTACAGCAAAATAAAATTCTAAAAGTAATTAGGAAAAACATTGTTAAAAAATGTTTAGAATTATTTGCCGAAATTAGAGAAAATGAGGAAGATTTTACTAAATTTTATGAGCAATTTAGCAAAAATATTAAACTTGGAATCCACGAAGATAGTTCTAATCGTGAAAAGTTAGCCGACTTATTAATGTTTCATAGCACAAAATCAAAGAATAAAATGGTATCATTTAAAGAGTATGTAAATAAAATGCCCGAATCACAAAAGCATATTTATTATATTACTGGAGAGTCGCAAAAATCTGTAGAAAATTCTCCGTTTATTGAAAAGTGTAAAAAACGAAATTATGAAGTGTTATTTATGACTGATCCGATTGATGAATATTGTGTTCAACAATTAAAAGAATTTGAAGGTAAAACATTAGTTTGTGTCACAAAAGAAGGATTAAAATTTGATGAAAGCGAAGAAACTAAAAAGAATTGGCAACAATGTGTAGAGGAATTCAAACCATTAACTGATAAAATTAAAAGTATTTTAGGAGATAAAGTTGAAAAAGTTGTATTAAGTGAGCGTGTTGTTGATTCTCCTTGTGTATTAGTAACTGGAGAGTTCGGTTGGTCGGCAAATATGGAAAGAATTATGAAAGCACAAGCACTGCGCGATTCTAATATGAGTTCATATATGATGTCCAAGAAAACAATGGAAATTAATCCACATCATATTATTATTAAAGCACTTAAGGACCGCTTAAGCAATGAAAATAATAATTCATTACAAGATCTTGTTAATTTAATTTTTGAGTCATCGCTCATTGCTAGTGGTTTTAATATTGAAGAACCAGCAACATTTGTTAATCGAATTAACAAAATGATCAAATTAGGTCTTTCTTTAGACGAAGAAGAAGAAGAAGACAAAAAAGATGAAGAAAAAGATGAAGAAAAAGATGAAGAAAAAGAAGAAGAAGAAACAAGCATGGAAGATGTGGATTAAATATTATAAATTAAATGTATAGTACTATTACATAATAATACTATATATTGCGTTTTTAATATATTAAATATTTAGGAAACTATATTAAATAGCATCTATGTCTTCTTCATCAGGAATAACGTCAATAAATGAACTCCCTCGTTCTATTATACAAAATAATAATGTCCACCAAGACTATATGATGCAACAACAACCACAAAATATAGTTTTAAATAAAACTGAAATATTATCACAATCAAATAATCAAATGTCTACAATGGATAATTTGATTCCAAATGGCGGATATTCAATGCAAAATCCTATGATACAAACTCAAAATAATCCAACTATGGGAAATAATGTTCAAAATCAAAATCAAGTTCAACAACAACAACCAAATTATAATGAATTAATCAGTCAAATTCAAAAAGCAGCAGCAAATGGAACTACTGCTTTACCTTCTCGTGATATACCTATTGATCCTGTAAAAGTGGCAAATGATAGTCAAACGCAACCAAATTATATACCACCTCCACAAGTTCCAGAAAACTATATTAATAATTATGAAACACCACAACAAGTAATAGAAGAAAATAAGAAAAAAACTAGTGATGCTAATCTATATGATGCTTTATTTTACGAAATGCAGTTACCTATTATAATAGCGCTGTTATATTTTTTATTTCAATTACCAGCAGTAAAAAAACATAGTAAAAATATGTTTCCCTTCTTATTTAAAGACGACGGCAACCCAAATTTATACGGTTTTATATTTAATAGTGTCATGTTTGCTTCTATGGTTTATGTACTACTAAAAGTATTAGCAAAAATGCCTAAATAAATAAATAAATACATACTTGTTATGATTATTTCAAAAATAATATCCCATATATACTCCTTTATTAACAAAACCATAGTTACTATAATAATTTACTAATTTGGTATCAGTATCCAATATAATTTTATAACAATTGTTTTGCTTAGCATAATTAATAGCATAATTCATAAGGTCTTTGCCTATATTTTGTGAGCGATACTCTTTTTTAACAACAAAATCTTCAATATGGGCAACACATTTACCATTATGAATAAATTTTTGTTCTGTTAATAATGTAATAGCGCCCAAAATATTATTAATATCGTCTATATATAGAAAAATATTGTGATTATTATTTTGCAATATTTTTTTTAAAATGTCATTAAAATTTTCGTAGTTTAACTCTTTATTTTCTTCAAAATAGTTATATAATTCAATAAGTTGATCACAAGTTTTACTAGTTATTATTATATTTCTAATTGATATAATATTGCTCTTAACTGTTTCCATTATTATATTTTATTATATTAATAAAATTACAATTTAAATAGTATTAATTACTAATAGTTAAATATATATTATTTAATGACTACAATTGATACGCAAAGTGATTTATTATTAGAAAAATTATTACAATTTTATAATAGTAACAATAATTTTGATAAAATGATAAATATTATAAATGGAACATCCAAAATATCACTTAGGATTGTTGATTGGTTTGTCACAAATTATTCCAAGAAAAATTATATTGTATATGAATTAGATAATATTAAAAACGACAGGGTTAAAGTTTATAATGATTATAAATTGAAACTGAAAGCATATAGTAAGAAAAAATTTGATCCGTTTTGTAGATGGGAGAGAATAAATGTTCCTTATAAAAACGAAACTTGTATTCAAACAACGTTGGGTCAATTGAATTTTTTTAAATGGTGTATTGAAAATAAAATATTAGATTATATTGAAGAAAATTATAAAATTATTGAAAACGATATGAATTTAAGAAATACTTCGGCTAAAGTAAAAAATTCGTCATTAAACTCAAATACATCAACAACATCATTAGAAAGCAATGATTCTTACTCGTCGACTAGTTCTGCTAATTCTGCTAATTCTGCTAATTCTATTAACACTAATAAGACCCGTAAAAAACGAGAGGAACTTTCAAGCAACGCATCAAAATCAATAAAAAAAGAATTTATTATTACAACCGTAGAATTTAATTAAACATTTTTATAGTGTCTAATATTAATATATAACATTTCGTAATATATAACATTTCGTAATATATAATATTATAAAGAAACGATTTATATTAATTATGGGCAATAATAATAGTATTAATAAAGTCAATTTTGAGTATATTCAAAAATGTATAAATTATGGAAGCGAAAAAGTACTATTAATTAATACAATGGATTATAGCAAACAAGATTGTTTAATAAAAAATTCTATTCATGCTTCAAAAGAAGAAGAAATACTAAATAATTGTTTAAAAAACAATAAAACTGTCATAATTGTAATATATGGAGAAAATTGTACGGACAATAGAGTTATTATTAAATATACGCAATTATATAAATTGGGTTTTGTAAATTTGTATGTATATATAGGAGGTTTATTTGAATGGTTATTATTACAAGATATATATGGAGATGAAGAATTTCCTACTTCATCAAAAATTATAGATATTTTAAAATATAAAGGGACTAGCAATACAAGTTATATTATAAAAAAGTAAGTGCTTTATAAAATAAAAAATAAAATTATTAATTGTT